TGCTGGTCCAAATGGAGATAATGCAAGCGATGCTACATATGCTGCATTAATGAAGCGAACAAACGACCGAAGAGACGGTATCTACAATGATATTGCAGTACGACAACGTGCAAATGATGTTTATGGAAAAGCATTTGGGTATCGTAAACGAATCGATGAAATATTGGCGAGAATGAGGGAAGAGACGAAAAATGATGCGAGTAAGCTACATACGGTCCGTGTAAATGAAAACATAGTAAGAGAGATGAGGCGGATCTTTGCATATTTTGCATTGATAAAACAGTGTAATTCGATTATAATGTTTGAAATGACGCAAGCCAAGATTTACGAGATATTGGATGTAGTACCGTCACTTACTACTTTAGTACCAATTGTTGTAACAACTACGCAAACTAGCCCTATTTCTGGTGATAATAATTTATACCGTATTCCTCTTGATGATGACTCATACAATACCAATGATGAAAAGAGATACTTTTACGGAATTACTTATTATTTTGATAAGGTGAGAAGTGAAAAACGTTATAGTACATAAAATATTACAATAGTATAATAGGTATAGTAACAACACAAAGAACGTTATGAAACCACGAACCATTGGAATTTTATTATTAATGACATGTATTCTTCTTATTACATCTGCATTTGGTGCATATAAAGATGGACCAAGTCATGAGAAGGGATCTAACAAACCAAAAAAAGCTACGGTGATTTCATCGCGCGAATCATCTAAAGAAGTTGTAGGTGCGTCTGGTGCTGGAACATCATATAAACAAAGCAACGCTCATTTGGATATTTCTGAAAAAACGGCTGGACCTTACGTGAAAGACGGAACAAATTCTTATCGTGGAAAAGCTGGAGGTTATGATTTACGTGATATGTATACCAGCGATGATGAGACAGATAATGAGTCTGACGATGAAGATGATCCAAATCAGAGCGAATTCCAGCGAAAACTAAAGTACGTTAAGAAAATGTTTGAAGAGATATTTAGTAAGTGGAAAATGCAGGAGTCCGTTATGGCCCCTACAAGTATCGAAGAACAACTAGATAACCCAGTGGATCAAGAAGGGTTTAAAATAAGGGAAAAATTCAAGAAAGGTGCGCGTCAAGGAATGCGTAAAATTAGAAATGCGTTCCGTGGACGATTTTGAAACTATGATTGATAAATAATCTATCATAATAATAGTAGTCATCTGTTATTATTATTTCCATTTTATTACGTTATTGTGTGATATATGCCAAAAAAAAATCGTAGTTTTCGCAACCGGGTAGGGTCGGGGTCGGGGTCGGGGTCGGTGGCGACGAAAATGCAAGTTCCAGTCGTGGCATCAGGAGCACAAGCAGCCGCACAAGCCCCAAAACAAATTGGAGGTGCACCAGGTTCAATCGCATCATCACCATTGATTCCACCAATCACGATGAAGTCATTTACTGATTTATTTTCTGGGAAAACCAACTTTTTCACACTTCAGGCGCCGGCTAATAATATCATGAATTCCCGTGTGTTGACGACAATGCATAATTTTTTTCACAACCTCAATACCAGCACATTTTTCGCTGGGTTTGTTATGCTTGTTCTCAATATTGGAGCGAGGTATATTAATCTCGACTTGAATTCTTCTACGGAGTCATGGATTAAATATTTGATGAGTAAAGAAGTACTTGTATTTGCGGTAAGCTGGATGGGTACGCGCAGTATTTATTATGCACTCGTGATTACTGCATGTTTTAGTATTGTAGTTGATCATCTCATGAATGTAGATAGTCGGTATTGTGTCATCCCTTCTAAGTTTAGAGACCTACATACAATGACACCGGAAAAGCATGGACCCGAAAAGAATGTCTCGGATTTAGAGATCAGTAATGCGCTTCACACACTCGAAAAGGCGAAGAAAGAAAAGGAAGAAACAGACCATTTAGAACTCGTGAAGTATCATCAGCTCTTTAAGGATGACACCTTTGAATCATCACAACCAGCGAAGGTCGGTACGAAATGATGTGGCATGTGCGAAATAATCGCAAAAGAAAAATAGAATGAGTATATAGTTATTATACTCATTCTATTAAAAAGTATAGTATGCAGCCGCTAGTAATACCACCAATACCTCCACCACCACCAATACTATTACAACCAAAACCACTAGTATTAAAGCAATTAAATCCTACAATCACTGAAAACGACACGTCACCACCACCAGCAGTAGTAGCAGTAGTAGCAGTAGCAACAGCAGAAGCACTACAAAGAGCAGAAGCAGCACTATCAACAGCAGAAGCAGAAGCAGCAGCAGCAGCAGCAGCAGCAGCAGCAGCAGAAGCAGCAGCAGAAGCAAGAGCAGAAATCTTTGAAGAATCGTCAACTGAATCAGGGTTACCTTATATTGTTATCACTGGAATCAAAGCAAGCATTGATTCAAGTATTGATCAATATGTAAAAGAACTTGTTGATCGCGTAACATTAAAAGAAGTTCCAGTAAATAAAGGATCTGCAACTGCAAATAGCACTACTACTAAATTCACACTTGCTGATGGTGATTTTCCAAAAATACAAGTAGATTTATACGAACAAATGGTGTATCATCGATCCGCATCAATCAATATGAAACCACTAGAAATATTAGTTCCTACGCGATATAAAATCAACCATGAAAAGATTCTCCAATATTTTAGTGACAAGGTGTCTGATGAAAGTACACAGGCATTAGTTACTGGGGTAGTTGAAGAATATGGTAACAATAATAGTTTATTTTATAAACATACAATCTCTGGTAAATCAAATCCGTCTGGATTGAATTTGGATGAAAAAAAAAGAAAAATAATCGAAACGAGAATAGATAAATGGCATAATGATTATGCTGGATGGTTATTTTATGATAACGCTAGTGCATTTTTTCTGCAAAATCGTGAGATTCCGCGAGATGAATTGATAACATTGAGAATGGAGCTTGTTGATGTATTTGGTGATGGTACTACTACGAAAGGACTTCGAAAGTTCGTCAATGAAAATGCCGACAAATACCAGGAACTTATTGATTTATACACGAGTAAAGGTAGTGATGCAATAAAGTTTTTCAAGGAAACACTTGTTCCATATATCCAGTTTTTTATGGTGGTATTCCAAGATATCAAAGACCATATCAACGATCAGTTGAACTTCATAACCAACCGCAAAGAATATATGGGTTCCGCCTATGTGTTCGACGACACTATAAAGGATTCACTATTCAAAACATATGAAGAATTGAAAATGATGTTGGAGAATTTTGGAAATATAACTGAAACTCCTTTATTGAATCTATTGTCAATTATAAATGTATTCAAGAAAGGAATATTTGAACTCAATAAAAAGTTTCCATTAAAAGCAGTATTTGATGATTACATTTTAAATCAAAAAAAGATTATGAGATCAAACGTCGTGTATAGTAGAACTAGTGTAGACAAAATATACGATATTGAAGAAATTAATAATCGCATTCATGTTATTAAATCAAGCGACACAGGTAACGACGATGATTTTGAATCATTCAAAACTGATAATATTGAATTCAAAAAACGTCAGGATTCTTCTTATTCACCCACAGAGACTATTAGTTTTGGATTTCAAGAAGGTAAGATCGACTTGGACATTCTATTCTATCTGTTGTATCGCGCAACGAATAATGTTATCTATGACATCATGCAAAACCCTAAGCAGTTTGAAGGTCTTGATGAAATGAAAACTCCTAAATTGAGTACACTGCAACAAGAAGTCGACTTGAAAGAGAAAAAACTGAAAAATATATGTGATTTGATCGCAAAAACGGGTAAATTTCCAGTTGAACGTATTATTCCCGATAATGCTAAGTATTATTATACAGAAGGACCAAATCAGGGGTTCGTAGACCCAGTTGCATATAAAAAAGAATGGACAAAGATATTGACAAATCTAGATGGTCAAATAAATTCAACACATATCATATTCGCGATTTTACAGATGAAAAAAAAACTAGAACAAGCAATCGGAATTTATAAAGAGAATGATCTAAGAATCAAACACATAACAACTACACTCATGTCGACCTTACTAGAATATAATACAGTTCAAGTATTAAACATGCTCTTTGGAAAACCACGACCGATATTGTATTCTCCTGGTTTGCGTATCCGGTTTTTGACAGGACTGTCAAAATGGGTGTTTTTTCAAGTAGACAAAGCAGAAATAGTTTCAAAACGCGCATTTAAACAGTTCAAAGATCGTTTGATTAAATTACCATCAAACGGAAATCAAGCGAACGGTGATACTCCACTAGATTTAATATTAAAAAAACAAAAGGTTGATAATAATCTATTTAATGTGAAAGAAGATTTACCATTTTGTGTGTTTATTATCTCTTCTACACCAGGTCCTCAATTACTAGCACCAGGAAAGGATTGTACGAATGACAGTCGTCTCGAAAATAAATCATTTGTAGCTGGAGCCATGGGTGATAATGGGTTATTGGTAGATGATGGGTCAGTTATGGGTGCATTCAAAAATCAATTCAATAAACTTGGCATTCCCAGTAAGCTTAATACTGAAAATTGTAATAATGCACGAACCCAAATTCAAAAAGCATATGATGATGTTATGATGACAGCTACTGGATCATTGAACGAAATTGGGTTTGATGTAAAAAAGAAAATCATGGTTGATCTTCCTGAAAAGTTGAAAGAAGCGGCTGCGGTTTCTGCCGCTTTTATGAAAAAAAAAGCAGCGTATGACGCGATAAAGAAAAAAGAAGCTGCAGAAGCAGCAGTGAAAGATGCAAAAGCAGCAGTGAAAGATGCAGAAGCAGCCCATATGCAGCAATCAAAATCTGACGCTGAAAAAAAGGCTAATGCAGAAGCAGCGGCTATTGCGGTTGTTGCTGCTTCGGTTGCCAAAAAAAACGCTGATACAAAATCCAAAGTATACGACAAATCAAGGGCTCAAGCAATAGCAAAAGCTGCTGCCAGGGATTTAGCTCAAGCAAAAGCTGCTGATGATGCAAGAATTTCGAAGAAAAAACTCATTGAGGATAACATAACGCGTATTGGTACTGACTTAGAAAAATTAATAAGTTCTCGATGGACATCTAATGAAGAATATCGCGCTTTTGCGAAGAGTCTCTGTTATTATTTGAAGACACATTATGATATGTATACCAAATTAAAAGATGATGTCGTTGATAGTGAGAAGAGCGAACAATCAGCTGAACTAATTGAATTAATTGATATATTAGCCACAAAGATTGATTGTGCAAATTTTGAAAATCCTGAATATGATTTTACAATAATGTTCAAAGATTTATATGATAAAATAAACACTACAATTACAACTGCTGAAAAATGTGGTAACTTAATATTCGATAGTTTTAAAAATGTTTTAGTTAATGAAATATCACGTATATCAAGTGTGATTCCAGATGTATCAGGTGACGACGAATATAATGAAACCGAAAGTCACATTTTACAACCTTTACCTTCACTAATTCCACCATTGTTACCTTTACCTCCAGGAGAAAAGTCAGTATTAACTTTTTCAAAGAACGAAGAACCGGTAAAACCGTCACAACCGGAAGGCAACACAAGGCGCCCAAAGAAGACGACGACTACTATATATAGTACAGTAGACGCCACAAAAACGGCGAGTTCATCATCATCACCACAACCACCTTCTGGACAATTGCCACCTTTTTATCGGCACACAAAATCCACTGAACAACGCACCAAAGATGCGGAAAAGAAGCATATAGAACGCATGAGACTACAAAGTGGAGGAGCTCATAGTTACGAGTTGAGTCTAACTCGAGCTTTAGAAACCAGAAATATACCTCTTGAATTTCTAGAAAATTGTATCAATATAATCAATCATTTTAAGAATAGAATAAAAACAAAAAAAGATGAGTTTCAAAAATTAAAGACATTCGAAACAAAAACTAGCAAGATAATAAATACAGTTGATAAAGATAAGTTAAAAAAATCGTATGAAATCCTAAAAGATATACTTAATAGTATTATACAAATACACAATACATATACAAAATATGATGAGTGTAATAAATTTTTATTTAATGATGAGGAGGATGAAGAAAATACAATGTTGTATAAACTAAAAAAATATATTCAACCCATCGAAATACAAAGTGGATATGTAACCGTTCAAGATGAAATACAAACTAGTAATAATACACTTTCAAACGAAGTATATATCAAATATTGCGAATATGTGCAAGAACACCTGTATCGTTTAAACAGTAACTTTCCATTAAAAGATATCATTGGAACATTTACAGACAGAGGTATTATCAAACCGGACAAACTCGATAAAGACTTGATAAAAAAATTATATGATATTATTGACGAAAATATAGATTGTAATTCTAACTTTGTTTCAGATATAGAAATTATTAAAAAAATAGTTACTATAACGAATAAAGTTAAAAATAGCAATAAATTATTATGTGATGTATTTCGTGATATTATTTCTAATTTGAATGAACCAAATATCACAATTGATAATGACAAAGTTAGAAACCGATTTTTTAGGGCAATTAAAAAGATGGAAGAATTAATCGAACAAACTGATATTAGTTGGGGTGAAAGTAAGACAAAATTACCTATCGATAAAGTTGAACAGTGGTGTACATTTATCAAAGAAATTAGTGGTTTACAATTTGAATTATTTATTATTTTTATTGATGATTTAATTGATTCGATTAATATAAATGAAATATCGACCGAACTTGAACCTACAAATGAAGGTAAAGATTCATCTATTCGCTTGCCACCGATAACGACTATTCCACCATTACCACCAATTCCACTAGTTTCGTCTTTACCTCAACCTTCAAATGTTGCAGAACCTAGAATCCATGATGACGATGTCGATGATAATGATGCGGTTTCCGTAAGAAATGATGACGAATCATACAGCAGTGGTAATGATGACGATGATGGTGATGATGATGATGATGTGTCTATTGAGTCTACTGGGTCTATATCCCCTAGATCATCATTATTATCCCCCAGATTGTCATCATTATTAACCACATCAAAAAAATTCAAGTCTGCCGCCGAAGCAAAGGCTGCTTTCGAAGCAAAGGCTGCTTTCGAAGCAAAGGCTGCTTTCGAAGCAAAGGCTGCTGCTGAGGCCAAGGCTGCTGCTGATATTAATTTAAAACAATCAGAAACAGCTGATACAAATATAGCTTCAATCATTCAAAAAATAACGCCTACAACAAGTAATAACGATATTTCAAGAATTAAAAATAGTATTGAACAACATAAGAATATTTCTGCTACTGCTGCTGCTGATGCAAATGCTGCTGCTACTAATGCACTTGCTATAGTCAATAATGATAGGCATTATGAATCATTAAAAGCGACTGTAAAAGAAGCTGCAGATTACGCTAATGAATACGCAAATAATGCTGAACTTGCGTATAATGTTATTCAACAAATGGAGATCGTTGTAACTGCTGCGAATAATGCAAAAGCTGAAGCGAATACCGCAAAATCTGATATTAATGGTGCGGAGTCTATTGAGGCTGTTAACAGATGTGAAAGTTATGTTAATCAATGTAAAAATGCTGCTGAGAATATTGCTGCTGTTATAGCTGAGTCTAAAATTAAGACAGTTATTATGAATACCGGATTACAAAGTGTTATGAAAGTGGCTGCTGCTGCTGTTGCTGCTGCTGCTGCTGTATTATCTGAAGCCAAGGCTGCCGCTGAAGCCAAGGCTGCCGCTGAAGCGAAGGCTGCCGCTGAAGCCAAGGCTGCGGCTGAAGCCAAGGCTGCCGCTGAAGCCAAGGCTGCTGATGAAGCGAAGGCTGCTGCTGAAGCGAAGGCTGCCGCTGAAGCGAAGGCTGCTGCTGAAGCGAAGGCTGTTGCTGAAGCGAAGGCTGCTGCTGAAGCGAAGGCTGCTGCTGAAGCCAAAGCTGCTGCTGAAGCCAAGGCTGTTGCTGAAGCAAAGGCTGCTGCTGAAGCCAAGGCAGCCGCTGAAGCGAAGGCTGCTGCTGAGGCCAAAGCTGCTGCTCAGGCCAAGGCAGCTGTTGAAGCCAAGGCAGCCGCTGAAGCGAAGGCTGCTGCTGAAGCCAAGGCTGCAGCGGAAGCAAAGGCCGCCGCTGAGATCAAAGCTGCCAGTGAAGCCAAGACAGCCGCTGAAGCGAAGGCTGCTGCTGAAGCAAAGGCTGCTGCTGAAGCGAAGGCTGTTGCTGAAGCGAAGGCTGCTGCTGAAGCAAAGGCTGCTGCTGAAGCGAAGGCTGCTGCTGAAGCGAAGGCTGCTGCTGAAGCGAAGGCAGCTCAATCAGCGAAGGATGCTGCTGAAGCGAAGGCTGCTGCGGAAGCCAAGGCTGCTGCTGAAGCGAAGGCTGCTGCTGAGGCCAAGGCAGCCGCTGAAGCGAAGGCTGCTGCTGAAGCGAAGGCTGCTGCTGAAGCCAAGGCAGCCGCTGAGGCCAAGGCTGTTGCTGAAGCGAAGGCTGCTGCTGAAGCCAAGGCAGCCGCTGAGGCCAAGGCAGCCGCTGAAGCGAAGGCTGCTGCTGAAGCGAAGGCTGCTGCTGAAGCCAAGGCAGCCGCTGAGGCCAAGGCAGCTGCTGAAGCCAAGGCAGCCGCTGAAGCCAAGGCAGCCTCTGAGGCCAAGGCTGCAGCTGAAGCAAAGGCTGCTGCTGAAGCCAAGGCTGCTGCTGAAGCCAAGGCTGCTGCTGAAGCCAAGGCTGCTGCGGAAGCCAAGGCTGCTGCGGAAGCCAAGGCTGCTGCTGAAGCCAAGGCTGCTGCGGAAGCCAAGGCTGCTGCTGAAGCGAAGGCTGCTGCTGAAGCGAAGGCAGCTGCTGAAGCGACGGCAGCTGCTGAAGCCAAGGCAGCCGCTGAAGCCAAGGCTGCTGCTGAAGCCAAGGCCGCTGCTGAAGCCAAGGCTGCTGCTGAAGCGAAGGCTGCAGCGGAAGCGAAGGCTGCTGCTGAGGCCAAGGCAGCCGCTGAAGCGAAGGCTGCTGATGAAGCGAAGGCTGCTGATGAGGCCAAGGCTGCTGATGAGGCCAAGGCTTCTTCTGTATCACTATCACCATCACCAGATCGGGAAAGTTCAACTTTAGATAATTTATTACGAGTTGAAAGAAGACGTATAGTTGGTTATATGGAAGGAGCAACCGGTAGTGATGATAGTGATTTAATTCTAGCAGATTTCGATGAAAGCCAGTCATTAGATCAAGGTGGAGGAGGAGGAGGCAACCGACATATGAACCAAACCGGCGGTGATGGCAATAAATTTTACCGATTAAAAGTTGCTACGATTACACAGGATCGCACTATTAAATTTTTAACATCATTAAAACAAACCCACGAATTAGATGTTCTTAATTTATTAGAAAGTAATAGTGATATTGTTCGCACAGAAATTCTAGACAAAAAGACTAAATATGTACCTTTTATTGAACCAACGGAGGACCAGTCAAAAACTCAATATAAAATTGCATTGTATTCCATAAGAAATAAAACTACTATAATGGATAAGATTTTAAAATATATAGATGACAAGCTGGAAAAAACTAAAAAAAAAGATAATTGTATGAAGTTATATAATAAATTGTATAACTGTTTTGATGTTAAAAACGCCACACCCAAAACCGAAGTTTTTAAATCAATATATGCAGAACTTAAAAAAGAAATCAAAGATGCCACTAATTTACAAAAAGGGACACCAAAAGATAACAATAAAATAATGGTAATGTTAGGATGGAATAGCACGGGAACTGAAAATACGATGTTCGCAAGAATGTTAGAAAATATAAGTGAAAAAATTTACAACATAGCTACTATAAATACTACTAATCCGTATTTCCATATGTTAAATATGTTAATAATATTTGCTATAAATAATTGTATACTTCATAATCCGAAGGCATTAGTTAATTATAATTTAATGTATGAGATACTTTTTATGATATATAACGTATTTATTGGTGTATTTTACACCGTTGATGCTCGTAATATCTTTTATATAAATATATTCATTGAGCCTTTAAAAACAGATAGCTCGACAAGAGCGCCGATTGGGATTGTTCCTCCTATTCCTAGTACTTATGAAGATATTGTTACAGAACAAATATATAAATTAAAACAACCCGGTAATACTAAATGGATAGCGTTTATTAATTCAGTAGATACTGCGACTCGCGGCCCTTTGCCTCATTTGGAATTACCCCAATCTGATTCGGTAAGACCTGTTTCCAGACCTGGTTCGACGCTTGATTCAGAAAAAGCTGCCGACTTAAAAAAAAGACTGAATGCCTTGCGTGTTAGAACAGACGGATTGGCAGGAAATGGAGGCGGTTCCCACACCCGAAAGAAGCATCGTATTAAAACTAAAATAAATACTACCAGACGTAGGTTTACAAAAGAAAAACTACGTAAGACGATAAAAAGAAACCGCTACCATAATATCAGTAGTAGTAATAAAACCGAAATCAAAAAAGAACGACCAGCTTCCGCCCCTGCTTCGGTTGGTTCGAAACCTTCGAATGATAATACTCTTCAATGATCTTACAATAATCGAATGTTGTTGAGGTGGCGTGTGTATTTGTCTCATTATCACTGTCAAAACCTTCTGTTCCACTTTCGCCGTATTCTTCATTACATCTACTCGATACGATTTCATGCGTGTTTAAGGTTGATCGTTTAATAACATGCAGTGTCATTTCTTTATGATTGTTCCATAAATCAATGACGCACCTTACTTCACACATCGTTTCGTAAGTTGTGTGGCTATAATGTGGGATATAGTAGCATTCATCCACCCGCGGAAAAAATAATGGCGCAGATGAATCGTTATGATATTTCACGAGATGATTTGCTCGATTAACTGTATCTGTAAACGAATGAACGACGTTGTTCTCAAGCAGGTTCCGTACCACTTCGATCACAATATTATTCTTCCTGAGGTTAGTCCTGATAATATCTGCAAGGTATATTGAATTCGATGAAGGTGTCACTGAAACATCCGTAAATACAACAACTACTTTTGATTCCGGGGTTGGAAGCGGGATCGTTGTGCGCCAGACGTCACGTGACCATTCTCGTTCGGGGCGGTCGTGAGTATCATTACGTGCCAAGATCGCCGGGTATATGTGGGGTTGGACCCCGTGTGCGTTCATTTGACAATATAAACTGTGTGTATCTTTTGGAAAACACGTACCACCGAAACCGCGACGCCCATCCGGACCTGGGACTTGAAAATGCGACGTTCCCATCCGTTGGTCTTTTTTTGCTAGACCCGCGACAGTATTGTAATCTGTTTGTGTTGCACCGCAAAAATCATAGAATTCATTCATTAGACTTACCTTCGCTGAAAGAAAACAGTTCTTCATGAGTTTCAACATTTCGGCTTCATTTGTATCGCAAAATGTGATAACTGACGAATCGATCGCACTATTTTTATAACTACGATTGATGAGCTTGGTTATGCGTTTCTTAAATTCTTCGCGTCGCAATTCCGATACAGCCATTACCGATGTGTTTGCGGATTCAGATGTCATTGACGCCGTCATTGTTGCGCATGAATTCATAGGTATTCCAACCACCCACTCTTTCGTGCTTCGAAAATCATTTTCCCACTTTGCTTCTGTAAGAAATTCGGGCATAAAATAGCACCCATGTTTTGCCGCGAACCCAACGGGGATCGTACTGCGAATAATCTTGAATGGATTGTTGCATCGGGCAATTGTATCTTCTAGTATTTTCGTATAACATGAACCGTCGTGATGAAGTGGTGTTGGAAGACAAAAGAACAGGAGATCACATTCTCTGTCAAGTTCTTCTAGTGTGATACCTGGTGGTTGACATGCTTCGGGGCGTATATCATAAATATATACAGTGATGGGCTTGAAAAAAAATCGTTTGAAAAACGGAAGTGTTATTTTTTCGCCGTTTTGCGTTGTCATGGATATCTTCTCTGATTTTGGTTTCGCTGGAGTGGTGGCTGTATCTGGAAGAATTTCATATCTCTCTGTTTTATCATTTTCGTCTTTTGCAAAATAGTTCTTTGCGAAGATCTGGGTCGCTTTACCGACAAAGCCGTTTCCAACAATTCCAATTTTCATAATGTATTGTATTATTCTGTAATCAATATTAGTAATGGTTATTTAATATTGATTTATATGCGTTATATTTGTGGAATTTCCTCTTCCTCTTCCTCTTCCTCTTCCTCTTCCTCGGCGGCGTCGTCGTCGAGTTCGGATTCACTATCCGGCTCATTCAACTTGATATCAAATATTTCAACCACCATATCCGTCATATATTGCATATAGCTCATTTTGGTCCCAAGGCGTGTTCCAATTGAATCCATAATCGCCACAGTGATAAACAGACGGTACAGTGACCGTTTAAACATCAATCCATAGTTATTCAGGATGTAATTGATTTCATAAATTTCAGATACACCGAAAAACTTGATTTCTGGTGTCGTATATGCAATAAGAACACGTTTCAATTCATCACGAAGTTTGTTGTATCTATCTGTATTCTTTTGAGGAATGACCGACAAAGCATCCATATTACCTGTTGAAGCATTCACTATATTTATTGGTTCTGAAAGCTCACAACTCATGATAATATCTACGATCTTCTCGAACTTTCGCTGATACATCAGTTTTAATGCTCTGAATAATATTTCTTGGTCTACACGGGATAAACGACCAATAATACCGAAGTCAAGAATACCGATTTTATAAATGGTTTTAAAGGTGTCATCCTTCGGATTGTGTCGTTGCTCCTTAATGAACAAAATATTACCTGGGTGTAGATCGCCATGATAAATAGAACTGCAGAATGCGGCGTTTGCATTGAATGCCGCTAGCACCTTTCCGAATTGATCATAATCATCCGGGTCAATTTCAGTTATTTTCATTCCATCGAGGTATTCCATAACTACCACATCTGGGTTTATTTGTTCAGTGTAATCATGGTAAGGTTTCGGTATTCTGACAAATTCATAGTTCTTCCAACGGTTGTAATATGTAGTAATATTCGCTAATTCTTTACGGAAACATACTTGATCATTCAAGCACACGATATTTTGAAGAATCAGATTCTCGACATTCAATGTTCGGAGATATGGAAAATATTTGGTGATCTTTGCAAACATAACAAGGTTATTCATGGATGCATTGAAGTTTTTACTGATGTTTTTTCGAAGGTATTTAATGACAACCGGTGTGTCGTCATTTGGACCAATGTATGCCTTAAAAATAAGTGACATCAATCCTGATTTAATCGGTGTATAATTATTCACGATACGGAGTTGTTTGTATGGATGACATTCACTAGATCGATCCTCTAATTCTTTAAGTTCATCAATGTCATATTCATCCGGCGTATATTTCACATTATCTGTATATTCACTGAAGAATTGGTTGAGTTCCGTAGATACAATATTACGATTGGTTGCGAAAGCCTGGAAAATCTTGACATACATCATATTCATTGCTGCAAGACGTTTGCTTACATTGATAATCGCGTTATTTCGGGTTTTCCAGTGAATCTTATATTTTATAAACTCTGAAAAGCAGATATAACATGATGACATCGTAAACCATAATGCGCGGAAGAAGTCGCAAATCGACATTTTGTTATAGTATTCTTTTGTGCGTTCGATGTAATCATCATAGGCAGTTTGGTCAGTTTGGTCGTCTTCAACCTGGTCATTTTGTGTTGTATTCATTTGCTCTTTTTCGCATTGTATATATTCATTTAACAAGTCATCCATGACGCTTGTCTTTTATGCTTGACGTATAAGTATATAATATCTATTATTCTAATACATATTACGCTAAAGATTATTGTTTATTATAATTATTTATGATCGTAAGCTTTCTATCGCGACTTTCAATCTCAAATACATCTTTTTAATGAGAATACCGATTGCATTTTCCATCGCCACAGTCAGTTCCGATTCATTATCGGGTTTAAGTTTGAACATATGGAGTACCTGTATACTCGAAACCGGTGATGAGGTAACACTGGCTTCCTGGTAAATGTATTTTTGAATATAAAGTGGGTATTCTAAAAGTTTGTATTTTTGCTGGACAAGATCGGTATGGTATTCATAGGGTACACTCTTGCTTGTAAAAATGATCTCAGTATTTCCATTAGTTGCGAATCTCTTTGCGATTTTAGTATTGACATACATGTATGTCTTAAGTCCGCCTAAATCCCCGCCAATATCTCGGAATTGGTATAAAATATTATGTTCAGATGGATCGGTGGGGTGAGGATGAATATCAATAACATCAATGATGTCTTTATTCACTTCGTGAAGCAATTTATGAAGATTCACATTGATAAGTGAGACAATATTAAAGTGTTGATTATTATAGTTGTATTCCAAAGTAAAAAGTTTCATTTCAGGGTTTTTGCCAAGTCTCATGTCATTCTGAGTACATATTGGCTTGAATTGCGTTGGCGTAGACATTATGTCAATTGTGGCACTTGTGTAGGTACTATTATTTATAGTGACATAATGTTTATATGCTTTAGAGGTCCATACTCACAGTATTCTTCTCTGATCTGGGCCTTCGCTTCGATTTATGAGCAGTGGAATCTTGAGGAATATCGCCTAAACTAGATAAATTGATTACCGTTGAATCTAGTGAAATATCATCACTCCCGGAACCCATTGATCCTGTCATTCCAGAGAGAATGTTTTGCAGTGTACTATTTCCTTGATCTTGTTGGGCTGCGCTGCCGCCGCCTCCGCCTCCGCCTGATGCTTGAATATTAATCGTCTTTGTCTTCAGTCGAGACATCATATCCGAAACATCAGTGGATGGTCCTTTCATCTCCGGACGACGTGATTTTGGATCCGACATCGATGGCATCTGCATCGACATTGACATCGACATCGGAGTTGGCATTGCTGTTGCACCTGGTCGAACTGGTGGAGGTTGGGCAACTGGTCCCTTTGTCGCAATCGGTGGAGGAGGAGGACGCTGTTGTGCATAAGGAGGGGGGTCATTATTTCGTCCCATGCTACCATTTCCGCCAATAATATCGCTCATAAAATTACTAAAGCCGGATCCTCTACCGCTGCCCCCACCACCACCGCCTCCGCCTCCGCCTCCTGCTCCACCAGGGCCACCACCCATATTATTCGACATTGACGAAACGGCTGCTTGTGTGAACTGCTGCATGAGTTCTGGGTTCTGTCGCATGATGTCATCCATACCAGGGAGAGCCGACTTGAACATTGTATTCGTCATATGAAGCATGATTGCGCTTCCGCCTAGCTGAAAAAGGAGCTTCAACTCTGGCGACATCTTCGCTTTGGACTTGTATTTCTCGTGAAGTTCACCGAAAATCTCATCGTACTCGGTAAGATTCTCGTTCACTTGTTCTGACCAACCATCTAGTTTAAGATCGAAAGGATCAAACTTGTTATTCAAGAACTCGAGACCAGTAATACAAGCGAGAAGCATCTTTCCTTGGAATTTTGTGCTATTCAGGCGTTCGCGCTCTTCCATCTGAGTATCATATTCACCCTTCATCTCTGCATAAGAAGAGTCCATCGAATACCGTTTGGTAAGTTGCACTCCCTTCTGTTCCAGTTCCTCCAACTTGCGAAGAAGCTTGAACTTCTCTTTCAACATCTCTTCTTTGGAGAGCTGAGGTGTAGGATCAATATTTGCATCAGGATCAAGTGGGATATTATTGAATTTGCCATATCCATCCCATGTTCGATTATCTCCATCAGTGTTTGATGTTGACTGTCCTAAATTGATCCCACCATCATTTCCGCCACTATTGCCATTGTCACCATCTGACTTTGTCAAATTGAAAATTCCACTCAAAAAACCTCCGCCTCCTTCTCTGCCACCGCCGCCGCCGTTGTCACCGTCGCTACGCTTTGATACGTTACTCAGGTCGTTTAGTTCATTCTCAAGTGCAGTGAGTTCACTTAAATCAATATCTCCTGCACCACCGCCGCTATTCTTTCGGTCATTATCTTTGAACTTGTTATTCATGAGTAATTCAATCCCGCCGCCAAAACCACCGCTGCCGCCGCCACTGTTGCCACCACCCGATTTACTACCACCAAACGTAAATGTCGGCATCGTATCCAATGCCCCTAAATCAATTTCTTCCGCCATCGTATTCTATGATATGGAGTATAATACAACTACGAAAAGAATCTTTATACTAGATTTAATATGATTGAAATAGACAATAATATTTAAATTGATCCGCATTTCTTTACATTTTAGCATAAATGATTGCACTAATCCATAAAATGAATGCAATATAAAGGAACCGTTTATCGTTTGAATTATTTTGGATTATATTGCTCGCAGTGTAATAACCAGCTACATTTGCGAGTATATCGGTTATTTTATTTCCCATTCCTTCATTCCAATATTTTTCAGGAATAATCCAATATTCTTGTAGCAATGGATATAGGATTGGGTGTTGTACTGAATATCCTTCGACTATTTCCCATAGAATCGATAAAACCACAACTAAACCATATTGCTTCGGAAATACGATTCCAAACATAAACCATAATATGAAATGGACAAAAGTGAATACATTTATATATTGAAAATTCATTCTTATATATTAGATGTAGTATTAGCTACTTGTCCAGTTTTTAATAAATGAACCCGCCATAACCCTTGTAAAAAGCAATCCGCAAGATCATCTTTCTTCTTATGATTTTCGAAAATGGGCATCCATTTTGCATAATCTGAATTACGTTTTCGAGAGATTTCGCCGAGAGATCGGCAAACTGCGATACCCGACTTCTTACGGTCAGCATATGTTGAAGCATCAACACATATGGTGTCATTATTTGTGAGATCTAAGCTCGTATCCGTAAATAGTTTTAGTTTGCATGATGCCGAAATGAACTCGATTCTTTGAACATTTTTCATAATGAAATACTGCGTGATCATACCCTGAAGTGTCTTCATCCGTGATGCGAGTGTACTGATTTGATTCTCAATGATCATCATATCGATTGGCGCCGATGCCGACGGCGAGTACAATATCGCGTCAAGATGTTTCATCATATTACGCCCATAGGTAATCAGATCCAGGTCATGTGCGTACGTATAATTCGCCTTCTTGGGTTTCTGTGGCGGTACAGTTCCAGCAAGATAACTTGAATACTTACTTTCATCGAACGGCTCCATATAATCTCTCGAAAGCGTTGTTGTAATTTCTTCTATCAGGTCTGCTTTCCGAAGTTTTAGATTGGTTGCGGCTTCTGGTTGTCCGTTGTTGTTGGCGGTTTGATTCGCCTGCGTCGAGAGATTTGCCTTAATATCCATAAGTTCGCCTAGTTTTTTCTTTGTCAAGAGCTCTGGTTTACGCTTAATCGGTAAAATCTCTCGAGTAGGTGTTTTATATTTCGATTTTTCGGAACATTTGGAGCAATAAATGAATGGTAGAATACCGGATCCCGACGTCGGTAAATACATCCATTTCGCTAATTTTCCGTCATTAATACATGTCCGTTTCGGTGCAGGTGGGACAGAATCTGTAGTTACTGTATCCGAGAGATTGGGTTCAAATCGTAAATCAATCACATCCCATCTCTCGATTTGTATCTCGTGAATCAAATCTGAGGGTGTTAAACCGGTTCCCGCGCCAGTGCTATTGACATGATCTGGAATTCGAAACAAACAATACGCTAGATTTTTCATACCTACATCAAAACTGATGATACGCATCTTTGTAATGATTGTGAATATAACAATGATTACAAAGTAAGGTTTATATAGATTCGTTGTGTATTTATTACTGTTTACCGTGAGACTGTTGTTCTCTAGCCTTTTGCTGGCGCTGGAATTCGAGTACTTGTTCTTGTGTGATTTCTGGTGCGATCATTCTGGATTGAAGTGATTCTCTCGAGAGATACGTGTCTTTAAGATCACTCTGAACATATCCGAATGGTTCTCGTTCATCCATGACAGAAGAATACATGAATGGTACGTTACGCTGATTTTCCTGTTCATATGCATTCACCTCAAATGAACCATGGCCGGATGTATTCACAGCATCAATCTTGTTGAGTGTCATAATTTGGTCAGCGTTTGTCGTTAAAAAACGGCGATAATCCCAGTTCGTTTTAATGTTTTCAGCACGACGGATCGATTCATTCACTGCATTTCCAGGCTGCCATCCAGAAAAATTGCGCCCATCATTCATGAGTGGTGGAAAATCAAAGTAAACATTATGACTTGAACTAAAATTCTTGGCCCAATGAGGTTGCGAATACGACATTATACGTGTTTATTATGTATATATTAGAATAAAAATAAGTGGATACATGTTAAACCGACGCAGTTTGTAATGCATACACTAACTCCGCTTTCTTGAGTTTTTGTATTTCAGCATGTTTTTCTGGATGCTGTTTGTATTTTTCCTTAAGCAGTTGTCGTAGTTCTGGTACAGACATACTCGTATATGATATACTTGTAGTGGCTGGTGCTGTGGCTGGTGCTGTGGCTGGTGCTGTGGCTGGTGCTGTGGCTGGTGCTGTGGCTGGTGCTGTGGCTGGTGCTGTGGCTGGTGCTGGTGCTGTGGCTGGTGCTGTGGCTGGTGCTGGGGTCGGTTCTAATGGAGACGCTTCACTTTCAATGATTGTTTCAACTGTTATGGATTGTTCTTGTGTTTTTTTGTACAACATTGACAAAACATCTACCGGACGTTCTGGAGATGATTTTACCGAAGGTGATTCTTGGATCGTTCCTAAATCTACCGTAATTAATTTGATATCTGATGTAGTTTCATGATCACAAAGTATCTCAACAACTTCAGAATTGTTGGTTGATGATGGCTCTATAATAGTTTCAATTATTGGATCTGGGTGTATTTTTCCGATATCACTACCATATTCACTATCCGAATCACTATCCGAATCACTATCCGAATCACTATCACTATCAGAGTTACTGCATGTGCTGCTGCTGCTCTCGCTGGCATTATCTTCACTTTCACCGATAGAGTTACTGCATGTGCTGCTGCTGTCATCATTTTCACTTTCGGTTGTGTCTTCGCTATCTGACGAAATCTCAATGAGATTGTTTTTCTTATTTTGATAAAAAGCTGTATCCAAATGAATTATATGAGGCTCATTATAAGCCGGTTGTTTTTGGTTAGAATCATCATTATTCTCGTTCACCAGTTCATTTGCATATTCTAATATAATACTTCCTTGCGGTTGATACTGTCCTCCATTATTTGCAGAAAGTTTATACAATCGATGTATATCTGTAGATGATTCTTCTATAAATTGTTGTAAAATAAGTGCTTGCTCTTTATGAGATTGTTCTAAAACATTCAATCGCACCTTCATATATTGGAATACAGCATATATCAAAAGCGAACAAACGGCTAAACTAACAACAATGGTCAAAAAACTTAGTTCCATTATCGCGGATATAATGTATAATATAATACGCTAGGATCTTATTTGATAATAATAAACGAAGTTGAATATATTCCATTGATTGGTTTTATGTTGGTTTGAAAAATAAACCTATAAAAGTCCCTGGATCGACCATATGATTTCATTTGAAAAATCATTTCACGGCCGAAAATATTCCGTTTAAAATTAGAAAAATTAGAATTCATATACTTTCATAAAAGTCCCTGTTTGAACCATAGGATTTCATTCGAAAAGAGACTTTTCAGCCGAAAATATTTCGTTTAAAATTGGAATATTTCTGTATAAAACCAGGCATGTACCCTTAAATCCTGGACATACCCTCCCATTATATACATTGCGTAAAACGTTGCTTCGTACGCAACATTACGCAACGTTTTACAAAAATGTCCAAAATGGGGGTTGGCCAAAATACTTTTGAAACACGAAAAATATGCGATTTGTGACTGACCAGTCACAACTTTTTTGGATCGGAATGAAAAATTGTGACTGTAATTTTTTGGGACGTCCCGGTGCGTTCAGCCTCCAACATTATAATATTGGACATTTCTATAGACCCCCAAATTTAGGCAACACTTTACGCAAGACTGAAAAAACGCAAATGTACCATTGTGATACATGTAACACTAGTACCAATAACAAATATGATTTTAATCGCCATCTTTTATCACCAAAGCATCAACGGTTATGTTCTGAGAACGTCAAGTGTAAAAACTACATTCACAGTCTCATTTCGGTCGATTCCAGCGTTTCTGGTGGTTCTGGAGCCAAAAGCATCCCCCCAAAACCGACTTTGAAAAAATCCGTCGCGTCGACCCTCCAAAAAACACCCATCAAAGAAATCGTTCAGATCGATCTTCACAACGAGGACGCTGAAAATAATGTTATTTACTATCATTCATCCGAAAGTGGGGGCGGGACCCCCCCACAATATATTCACGAGACCGGGCCCCGGGGCG